CTTTCCATCTCTTCTTCTGTTATTAAACCAATCTCTTTGTAAATAAATATTTCTGATACCAAAGCTACATTACAAACTTCTGGTCTTTTATCTCCTTTTAAATATTGCCAGAGCATAAAATGGTAAGATCCTCCTTTTGTTATATACGCTCTTATCTGGTCATCTATTATATCAAACTGACTTTTTGTTAAGTCTTTAACCAGCCTTTTACATCTTTTAAAAGTACCTAATGTTAAGGTACCATCTTTATACTTTTTTAGTAAATCAATCATATTTAATTCTTTTTGTAAGCAAATTAATTAATGCTTGAACTTCTTCAAATTTTGTAAATATTATCTTAGGGTTGGCCTCTAAAAATTCTACTGACCATTCTCCATTCTCTACTTCATCATTAGCAGAGGTGATAAAATCTACCCCATCCACAATTTTGTAGACATAATAATAGTATGGATTAGGTTCTTCAGATTCATCTCTTCTTTCAAATCCTAATAGTTGTACTTCTTTTTCAGTCATCTTTGTTTTGGTTTAATTTAATACTTATTAAATCAAGAGCTTCTGAAGTTAAACTTCCTTTAGAAAGATGAATCATAAATTCATATGCCCACACCTCTCTTGGAGGTTTAACACATCTTCTAAATTCTTTTCTCCAAACCTTAGCTTCTTTAGGTAAATTGTCATAAGCTTCTTTAGCTTCATGACTGTCTTTACCATACATTTTTACTGCTGAGAGGTACATACTATAAAGATTTCCTAATCTTTTATTTTCTTTTTCTTGAGGTGATAGTCTCCACAAATATTCTCGCCCATTTTGAGCATAAAGCATTTCATCTGTAATCATTGACATATCAAATCCCTTTATTAATCCGAATCCTTGCATGTTTTTAAAGTTTATGTTCCATTAAATGTATCATCTTTGTTTTGTTTTAAATATTCATTTTGTCAAAGAAATCATCCAATTTACTCTCCATTCTTTGATCTCCAAAAAGCATTGCAACCAAACCTAAACATAGAATGCTCAGTATTACCATTATCAACACTGTGACCATACCACCAGCAAGCTTCAGTAAAAATTCTCCTACTGATTCAGATTCTAATAACTTCATTGCTGCCCATCCTATTCCATAAACCACTGCAAGGTTGCAGATCATCCAGGTTAAATAACCCATTCCTAATAATATCTTCTTTAACTTTTCCATAACTATAAGTTTTTTAGTCGTTTATGAAATAATATTTTAATGCATAGTCTTTTTTGTAAAATACAGTCAGTGTTAAATACAGAACTTCATTTTCAAAATGTATCATACAGCTTTCATAATTTTCATCTCTAACTTTGTATACCATTTTACCATCTTTAGAACTTCTTTTTTTTATTATGTAAACTGACTCAGCTTTATTAGAAACTGCAATAACATTGTTGTAAAAAAGAAATTCTAAATCAACAAACACAGGATCTTCCCAATCATAATCCTTAATAGTAGGATCCCAATTACCAACTTCAACAAAAGTTGTAGTTTCAATTATGGGTTGAGAAAATCCTGCTGTCAATGCTAATAAAAAAGCTGCTATTAACATTAACTTTTTCATGTCATTGATGTTTTACTTGTTATTACTAAACCTTCTTGTACCACTTTATCAAGAATTTGAGTATGCTGTTCAATAGATTTAGCATCTACTTCTGTTTTAGAAATAGCATTTAATATACCTTTTTCTACTTCGTTTTCTGGAATAAGCACTAGCTTATATGTTCCATTCATTAATATTTCTACTTTCATAATTAAAATATATATCTTATTGTATTCCACGGAATTATCTCATCATGGAGCTGCGTCCATTGTTTTATATAGTGAGCTTTTAAATCACGTTTATACCGGATGTTTTCTCCTCCATACTGAGACACCTTATTTTCTTGAATTTCAGGCCTCCATAATAAATCTTCTCCTTCAGGATTATTTTTTAAGTTAAAAATGTGTCTTCCTAAATTATGAGTAAGAAATATTACTTCTGCTTTAACTTTTTCATTAACAGGCAGAAGCTCAAATAAACCTTTATATTCATCTAACCATCCATTGGTAACAACCACAGGACTGAAATTTACATGGACATCCCAACCAGCATCTTGAAATTTTGATATAGCATTAATTCTCTCAACTATGCTAGAAGTATTAGGTTCTAATACATCAGCATATTTTTGAGGCATAAGACTAAATCTAATTCTCATCTTACCTTCAGGATCATAATCAAGCAACTTTTCATTTACATATTTTGTTGCAAAAGAACCCATTGCTCTTGGATGTTGTTTAAAAAAGTCAAAAACTTTATCCCATTCTAAATGTTTATAGTGTAAAGCTACATCAGTATTACAACCTATATCATAAGTAACATACTCTTTATGAGTTTGATTAGGCTTTTCTACATCTGCAAACCAAGCATGGTGATCAACTTCTGTAAGAATCTCTTCTACATTAGTAGCAGCTGTTAACCCACTGTGTACGTGACGTTTACAGTAACAGTAACTACAGTTAAACCCGCAACCAAATATAAAAGATGGTGTTAAATAATCTGTAGATCTACCTGATGTTTTAATTTTTAAACTTTTTCTGTTTACTTTACTTAACATCCTTCTTCAGCAAATACAGTTTTAAACCCTACAGGTTTAATATTATGCCTAATTGCTCTTCTTTTTTTCAGAAGCTCCTCCTTGTAAGTTTTTAGAGTTTTGATTCTTCCAACTTTCATAGTGTTCTTTATTATAAATTTTTAATTTGTGCATTTCTGCAAAATCTTTCATATCTAAACTATCCGGAATACATCCTTGATTAGCTTCTTTTAATGATATGTACAAATCTTTCATTCTTCCCATAGTTATTTCTTTATAGATTTTAACTTTTCTTGAATAATGTTTCTTGCCGCACTATTTATGTACTGGCTTCTAGCATTAGCATATATTCTTAAATCATCTCTATCTTGCTTTGTTAAAGTAATTACCACAGAATATACTCTTTCAGGAAGAGATGTTCTATCATTATAAGGAAAGATATAAGGAAACTTTTCAGCAAGTTCTTTTGTGTTTTCTGCAAATGCAGCATCCTCTGACTTCAAAAGATGATAGGGTTGATCCTTAGCATAATTTATACTAGTCCTATCTACATTAAAAATGTCTCCTAATTCAAATTCAGTATACCCAAACTTGTAATATAAAACAGAAATTATATAATTTCTCTTATCTATATAATCTCTTTTACGAGTTTTCTTAATACCTATTTTACCTTTGAAGTAATCTAATACTTCAACAGCAGTATACTTTTCCATAAATTATTTTTTTTAAATTTCTTGTAAATCTATTTCTTGTTCTTCTGCTTTAACTGCTGAAGATGTATCTAGTTCTTTAAATCTACTAGAATCAAAATAGTGATAAGGAAAACAAGACTCATCTAAATCTATTTCCTTTAACTGATAACCTAATTTATTTTTCTGAATGTTTAATGGAGTAGCAAAGACAACAGTGTACTGTTCTCCTTCTTTAATCCATTTATTAAAAGGAATCTGCTTAGGCTTATTCTTATCATTTATGCAAACTACTTTCATATTCTCTTATTTCAGTTTTTATACCAAGATCATCAAGCAAACCATGTAACTCTATCATCTTAGTAATATCTCCTCTTTTTATTTGACATTCATCTTTGTTATGTGCTATTATTACACATTGTTCTGCTTGGTCTCGTGCATGCTCACATACATTTACAAGACAAGCCATTACAAAAAGAAAGTCATTGTCATTATCATTTTTTAAAATCAGTTGGTGTGTAAAATCATCTTCCATTGTTATTACTTTGTAATTACGTATTCATTAGTAATATCTTCTAATTTCTTTATTAAAGAATAAAAAGTATTACCTTCCGGATCTTCCCATGTTGTAAATTGATTTAGATATTTCTTGTCTAAGAATCCACTTATTAAACTTCTCAAAGCTTTTACATAATGAGCGTCACTAGTCTGCAATTTTTCTAAATCATTATTAGCAGAAGTAATCTTTGCTAAAAATAAATTCACATTTGTGATATAATCATTTTTAACATAAACTAATTCTGAAAAGTCATCAAAAACATTTATTAAATGAGTCAATACAGTAGAATCTGATTTTAACAAAATCTTTGAAGGTTCATCAATTACTATTTCTAGCTTGCTTTGAAACTTAGGCAAGTCTTTTTTAAGATTAAACTTTAAATCATCTCCATAAATAACTTTATCCATATCAGTTAAAGCACTAGATATCTTAACTAATGCTCTAACTAAATGGATTGTTTTAGCTGTGTTGCTCATACATATTGTTTATAAAATATTTTGTCTTTGTCATATGACTCAAGTGCAGACTCTACCCACTTTTCATCTATAGTATTACTATAACAAAGTATGTGTACTATAGCTGTTTCATCTGGGTTAAGTCTTAATAATCTACCAATTCTTTGAGCAGACTTTCTCTCATTACCATATGCGTGCATAATAATACCTTGTTTTAAGTTAGGAATATTCACACCCTCACTTAATTGAAGTACACAAGATAGCTTATCTATGTCACCATATTTAAACATAACAAGATTTTTTTCTGAATCAGGATTATTACTATGATAAGAATGCTTACACATTCTATCTGCTTGATCTTGAGTATTAGCAAATATAATACACTTACTTGAAATAGACTCCATTAGCTTTTTAGCATAAGCTTCTTTGCTTGGAAAGTCCATCATAGCTTTCATCCTCATAATTCTAGCCATCTGTAGCTGCTTAGGTGTTTTACCACCATCTATTCTACTACACCAATAACTATAATTTTTTGTTTCAGAAGTTTTAAATGACCTTGCTTTGGTAGCAACATCAATGTTATTTTCTGTGCTTAAAGGTACCATGTGAACTACTATTCTATAGTCATTTAGAATATTATCACTAACAGCATCATCTACACCATAAGTATATACTATAGGACAGAACTTATTTACCATCTGACCTTTTTCAGAATAATCTCTTTTTGGCGGAGTACCTGTTAAACCCAATATCATCCCTTTATACTTGCTCAAGAACTCTTTATGAGAATCTAATAAGTTATGACACTCATCAAGATATATAATATCATAAGCATTAGGGTCTTTTTTATTTAAGCTTAAGTAAGTTGTATATTCAGCATTTCCTAAAACATGTTCTTTTTTATGCTTTTTAGCCTCTTCTTTCCAACTATCTAATATACTCAACTTAGGTGCTACAATTAAAATATTTTTTAACCCAGCGTGTTCTCTTTCTGCATGAGATAGACCAACTAAAGTCTTACCCACACCCGTACCTAATGCTAATCCTGATCTACTTAAGTTTAAAGTTGCGTTTAAGGCTTGTTTTTGTATTTCTTCTCTCTGCATTTCTTAATCTTTTATATCTATATATCCAATAATACATCCTACAGGTGGTATAACAACACCAACTGTTCTGAATACTTCTGCTCTGTATGGAGCATCAAAGTCTGTATTAGCTAGTCTGACTAAATTTAAAATCCACCCAGCAAAAGCAATGATATATACTATTAATATTCCTTTATTACTCATATCTATTTCTTTAAACATTTTTTACATACCCATACACCGTAATCTTCAAGTTCAGATATAGGATATTGTTTCTTACAGTTAAAACAAGTTTTAATTGTGTTAAGATTCACTTTCTTTTTCATAATAATTTATTTTAACCATCCCATTTCTCTAGCTTCTTTTGGATTACCATGTATCCAATCATGACAGTTTCTGCATAGAGGTAACCATGTACTCTGTACAAGATAAAAAGCATCTCTTTTTTCTCCAGCATAAGTATGATGGACATCAGTTGAATGTCCACCACACTTTGCCAAATTTAACCTGCATATCGGGTTTTCTTCTAAAAACCTTTTTCTCAGTTTAGAATACTCTTCATCTTTCTTTTTTCTTTTGGCAGAAACACGAGGGATAGACACTGCTGTTGGTTTCTGTGAAGTATTTTTATGGCAACTCCAGCAATATCTACAGTATCTATTTCCCTCATGATTCTTCCATATGGTCCTTTCTTGACCACATCCATCACATGTTTTAAATTTCATGTTTCAGTCTTGGCAACTTGTGAGGATTAATCTTGATCTCCATAAAGTTTTTAGGGAGAACACCTTCTTCAATAAAGACTTTTATAATGTCATCTTTATGAATATTTAAATCCTTGAAGTTCAGTTTGTTAATAAAGTTAGTATCTGTCTCTACATTGTTAAGCAAAAACTCTGTATATGGACTATTTGGAAAGAATTTCTCAAATAGAATATTGCTATACAAGATAGTAATTTTTTGCTTATAAACATTGATAACAGACTGAGCTTTTCTATTAACTCTCTTAATTCTTTTAAGCTTTTGTTCAGACATAGAATCTATCTCTTCTTTGCTTAAAGATTTAAGACCGTACAAGGCTCTCTTGTACAAATAATTTTGATACTGAGTATACTTATCTTGTTCATACTTAGTATAAGGCTTTCTACTAGTTTCTTGATACTTAGATAAAGATCCTGAAAACTGGTATTTAGAATTCTCTGTTTGTGTTTTCATAATACATAATTTATAATCATAATTAATAAAAAGGGAGAGGTGTTACCCTCCCCCTTTCTACCTTTGTTTAAACTGACTTATTAACCAACGTTATCAAAGTCTGTATTTGCAGTCATTGCTGAACTAGAGCTAGTCTCATAAGCAGCACGTAGTTCTGCAACATTATCATGCTGTATTAATTCATCCTGAACATTAGATGCAGGAGTATATACAGTCTTACGGTAAATAGGAGAATCTCCTACTTTACAAATAATACCTGTTTCTCCGGCAATCTTAAGATCACGCTCTGGATTTTTTGCATTGAATGGTTCAAGTGACTCTTTAATCACAATAGCACCTGGAAGTTCTTGTCCTGCATAGAAATTAGTTGCAGACAACTCATCCATAGTACCATGAATAAGTGTTGATACATTCTTTCTACGTAAGAAACCATTGTCATCTACCATAGTACGTGTCTGTTCTACACGAACATAACCATATTCTGGATTAGACTTTGATTGATTAATTACCAATCCTGTTTCATCTAGTGCTACTACTTTTACTTTAGAGTTCATAACTTTAAGTTTAAATTGTTAAAAAAATTAATTGATTTGTTTTTGAGTAGATTGTTTACTATACCATTAAGTTACTCATTCTCAATAGGTAAGGTGATAATATTGCTAATCGCGATATGCAATATTATATATCCAAGTTGTCTGACAGATCAACTATATCATCAAAGGGGTACATGTTATCACTCTCGTGGCTATCTTCATCTTCATCAGTAAATGTGAAGTCATAAGTTTTATTCTTTCCACTTTTGTTAACAACAGAACCTTTAAAAGGGTTTAAGACAGATTCTCCTACATTAAGGGAGACCAAGTATTGTATATCAGCATCTGTAAGATTAAGATATTCCTCTATAGTTAAATATATGGTTTTACCATTCGGTAACTGATAATACATTTTATGTAGATTATTAGTAAATATAGTTATAAACTTAACATCTACAAATTAATAAAGCTTGCTTAGTTAAAGTAATTTGCATTACATAGCTAAATAGATTAAAAGGAGAGCTTTTATACTCTCCTTTAATCCTGATTTAAAACACAACACAGAGATCGGCCTCTGTTTCTTTTAAAAAGGTGCATGCTCATTAAAATCCTCAAGATCAATACTAAGTTCTTTTCTGATATCAGACATATTTTCATTTGGAATATCAGGCAGTATTACATCTAAAGGACAATATTTATGTATGCCTCTCCATTTCTTTACTTTAACTGGAATTTTATCATTGACAACAAGGTCAGAGTTAAGATACTTATCTCTAGCAACAGAATCATACATTCTTTCTTTAAGTACTTTAACTGTTATATCTCCTTGAGTGTCAACTTCTGGAATTGTAGGATATTCTTTACCTAGATATATCTCTACAAATTTACTTAATGCTTCTTCATGAGATAATATATCCATCAAAAAGCATTTAATATCAAAAGCATTTCTGTGGTCTAATATATCATCAAGACACTTTTGTGCTAATTCGGGTGTTATTTCTAATCTCTCACGCATGCTAATAAACATAAAATTAATACAAGAAATGATACTGATACTAACAAAGCTCCGTTCTGAAATCTAATACTATTTATCTTGTCTTGAATAGTATAATATTCTTCTTCAAGATCATCTAGTATCATCTGTTTGTATGCATGTTCAGGTTCATTTAGACTAATCTGCTCATGCATATCTTCAATTTCTAACTGTCTTTGTCTTAATTGTTTTATAGAATGCATAATTAATCTTTTAAGAAATCATTGTACTCAAATTCTCCTGTGCGGATCCACTCTTTAATCTCTCCTTTATATGCATATTCTATTACTGTGGTATCAGTATCAAATAAAGTATAAGTGGGTCTATCTGTATAACCATATTGCTCATACTTTTCTGTAGGTATAATTATTCCTTCTTCTATAAGTTGATTAAACTTAATTTCTTCTGCTTGCTGAGCCAAAAAGAGGCTCAATATTAATAATGTGATTTTCATAGTTTATAGTTTTTAAATACAAAAAAGAGGTACCAACTTAATGATACCTCTTCATGCTTATGGAACAAACAATCCTACTTCACAATAAAAGTAAGATTCCAATTAGGTAAAGTGCTGTCTATAAATGCTGACAACAGTTCATCTCTACCTTTCTCAGGAGAGAGTTTATAATGAGCTTTTTCAATTCTTAGCTCATTCTTCTCTTCCTGAGTCTTTTCAAATACAGAATAGTCAATATCAACTTTCTGTGAATTAACTTCAGCCTGTACTTCAGCTCTTTTAGGACTTATATGGTTACTAACCATTCTCTGACCATCTGTGATAACTACTTTAGTAGCAAAATGTGTTTTCATCTTTTCAATTTTAAATCATTTGTAACTTTAATCTACGAATCATATCTTCTAATTCTTCTATTGATAAGTCTTCATAGTGTTCCCACTCTTCTTTGTCTAAACCTTCATTATAAAGGTGTACACAAAGATCGTGAATTTGCTGAATCAAGTGTGCAATAATCATATTAATTGTATTTATTGGTTTTAATTACAAAGCTCCAAAATATCAGTGCACCAAATGCACAAATTGAAGCAATCAGAATATTAAAGAACATCACTAACAATGTTAATCCGGTAAACGTCAAAGCAAACCTTAACATTATAAGATATTCTTCTCTATAACTTCTCTTAAATTTTCTTTTCATTTGATTAGATTTAAAAAATACTACCTGTCTACTTCAACAGGCAGTATTTATTAGCACCATCTGTAAAACCTACGTATAAGGTGTCTCCCTGGGAATTACTTACAAATGGTCACGAGATAATTATAACGGAACTAAGGAAGCTTACCCACTTAAAAATAAGTGTATCTTCTGTTATTCTTGGCATAAGGCTTGTCCACAGTCTATAGGCTACCTCTCAAGGAGTCTCAACTTACCGTTATATTCCTTATCTCTTGCTACCAACTCCTCTGTTATCTGAAACAGGTAGTATTATATAGCTAATATAAGAAGTTTCCGCCAAATATATTCTATCACCTCAATCTGACTTAAGTATATTTTAGTAAGTATAAATGGCCGGAAACTTAAATATTATACATAAGCATTCTTAAATGCTCTAAAGTATATATCAAAATTTGGATTAGAGCTGACTGTATCACTAGGATGCAGAATACTCATATAAAGATCACTAAAAGCACCGTGGTAAACAGCATCTATATATGCCTCTTCACCATTAGCTTTAATAAAGTTATCCATTGCATTCAATGAATAAGTTAAATCAAATAATTCATAAGTTGATTCCATATGTATGTTTTTAAATTGGTTACTGATTAAAAAAGTGAGGACTTACATCACAGGGAATGCCTCGTACGCTTTATAGTGGCTCTACACTACCTGGATAATTCAACAGGATTTAGCTATTGACCCATTCACAGGATCCACAATGATGATGTTCATACTGCTCTTCATGCTTATCCATAGCTTCACTCCATCCTTCAATTTCACCTTTATTAAAGATGTGAGTATAGAGTGCTTTATTACGAGTATTTAACTCGTGGGCAAACAACTCAAGGATTTGGTCAAGTGAACTGCAGTTAGCAATACTTTCATCGGATACTTCAATTACAATTTTCATAGAAAAGAGTTTAATGGTTAATAATTATCTGATACCACTGTTGAAGTATAAATAAAAAAAACATAGACAAACCTCTCATAAAGTCTATGTAATGTGATCTATTTCCCTTTAAGAAAGAAGCTCTCCATTCATTACAAATGGCATCACATTTTCCACTGAGACGCTAATCCCTTTCGTCACAGCCTGTGGAAGGCAAAGCCAAGGTATTTATAAGACCTCTAAAGTGTCTACCCTTGTGCCAGTGTCCCGGAATTACATAGGAGCTACCTAAACCCAGCAAGTATATTTTATAATAGTACTATCAATAGGATTTAATAGTATAAAAAATGCTAGTCTTTCCTAGCAGTCATCTAGCGTTCTTAATACTACGATATGCCTATCATTGTAGTTTTAATACACTTCTTACAGTGCTCTAGAATCGGTACTCTCACAAGGTTGCAACCCTTAAATATAATCACCTTTGCCCAATTTATTTCATTGACAAAGACTGCCGTTTACTAGCCAAACTAATGACATCGGTTGTTCAATTTATATCCTGCAATTGGATGAGAGTAAAAAATAAGAGTGTGATAACCGGATGCTCTTTTCCCCGGTGATACGCAAATGCAGTACCAATTTAAGTTACCTAACTTATTATTAAGGTTTGTAACAAGGAAGTACTACAAGTGACCGTAGTACTTCTCAAAAGTCTCATCATCACACAATTCATTCATCATACCTTGATCAATGATATCTTGTGCAATTTCTCCGTGAATTTCAAACTTAGCCTGAGACTTTTTAGACTTAGCTTTCTCAATATTACGGATAAGCATCTTAAGAGTATTTCTCAAGTG